TTGAAATACTAGAGGCTCTCGCTTATGGTGTCAACACCTAAATGCTTCAACAAAAGGTAAATCAGGGATGACAACAGACGAGGCAATCAAGTTCTACGGAACCAAGAAGGCGCTTGCCCAGGCGCTCGACATCTGGCCGCACGTCATCAGTCGATGGGGCAAATACCCGCCAATGGCGCGGCAGTATGAGCTGGAGGTGAAAACACGAAGAGAGCTGCGGGCAGAAACGAATGACAACGAAGGCTGACGCCGCGCTCGCATACGCCTCGTGGGGCTGGCATGTTCTGCCCGTGCTCCCCAACGCCAAGACGCCCGCCACGCGTCACGGCGTCAACGATGCGACAACCGACCCCGAGCAGATACGCCGCTGGTGGCAGGAAAACCCCGACTACAACGTCGGCATTGCAGCGGGCGCCGTCTCCGGCCTCATCGTCTGCGATATCGACCCTCGCAACGGCGGCAATGACGGCTGGCGGGACTGGCTAGACGCCAACGGAGACCATGACGACGACGGGCCGTGTCAGCTCACCGCAGGCGGTGGACAGCACTGGCTTTTCGCCTACGTCGACGGCGTTCGATCCTGCAAGCTCGAGCAGGGCGTCGATCTTCTGAGCGACGGGCGCTATTTTCTGGCATTCCCATCCGAGATCAACGGCAATTCTTACGAGTGGGAAGCGTCGTCCGACCCGTTCGACGGCGTTGCGCCTGCGACGCTCAAGACCCGATGGCTCAATGCCATGCAGGCGCAGCGCAAGAGCGTCGTTCCTGCGGCTAACGGCAATCTCATTCAGGGCAACCGTAACAGCGGCCTCACCGCGCTGGGCGGCGCCATGCGCAGCTTCGGCATGGCCGAGGCGGAGATCCTGGCGGCCCTGACCGTCATCAACGAGACGCGCTGCGAGATCCCTCTCCCAACCAGCGAGGTCAGCCAGATCGCTCGCTCCGTCGCGCGCTACGAGCCCGAGGCGGACGTGGCGGCGAGCGTGGCGATAGGGTCGGAGGCGGTCGAGGCGATACTGGCGAAAGAGCGGGCGAAAAGCGCCGACTACTACCTAACGCGGGCGACATCTTATCTCGGGCAACCCTCCCCGCTGCCGTGGGTTGTCAAAGGCTGGATACCCGACAACGCCCTGTCGATGGTGTTCGGGGAGTCTGGCGGCGGAAAGACGATGCTGATGATCGACGTGGCTTGCCATATCGCCACCGGCAAGCCGTGGCGCGGGCTCAAGACGAAGGCCGGCATCGTTGTCTATCTCGCCGGCGAAGGGCACTACGGCCTGCGCCAGCGCATCGCGTCCTGGTGCCGCCACCACGGCGTCGATCGCATTGACGATCTTCTCATCACCAACAAGGCCATTGATATCGACGCGCACGACGCCTCGTCGCAGATCATCCGTGCCGTGCGGGATATCGTGGCGGACGACGACCAGGTGGCTTACATCATCGTCGATACCCTCAACGCGCACATGGAGAACGACGAAAACTCGAGCAAGGACGCCCGGCGCTTTTTGAGCCAGCTCGGCATCGTCTCCAGCGTGTTTCGCGCAGGCGTTGCCATCGTCCACCACGTCGGCAACAGCGTCGATGCCAAAGGCCGCGCCCGCGGCAGCTCCGCCTGGAAGGCCTCCGTGGACTCCTCAATCCTCGTGCAACGGCAGGAGACCGGCACTATCGAGATCTCCTGCACCAAGATGAAGGACGCGGAAATGCCGCAGCCGCTGCACGGCAAGATGCAGTCGGTCGCGCTCGGATGGTTCGATGAGGATGGCGAGGAGATCAAGGGCGCAGTGTTCGCCGAGGCAGAAGCGGAGGAGCAACAGCCAAAAAAGAAGGAGACCCAGGCGGCGGGAGATATTAGGCGTCTGGGTAATGCGTGGCGTCGAGGTAATCGAGAGATAATCGAGGGAAAACCCTTTGTTTCAAAGGAAGATATTATTTCGTATTTAATCAACCACGAAGGAACGAAGGAGTCGACTGCCAAAGTCTACGCCAAGGAGAGCGCCAGCGGACGCATCATATATAACCTGCTGGCGGCGGAGATTATCACGTCTCATCCCGGCGGATGGCTCGTCGTGGACCCCGGCACGGCGGCTCAGATGGTTCTATCAATTGATGAATAAGCGGGGAGCGGTAACACGTGGTAACAGCATATAAATTTACGGTAAATGGGTTGGGGGCTAGGCGGTGGTAACAGGTAACACGTAATCACACCCCCATATATGAAAATGGGGTGTGTTACTGTTACTTGTTACCGCAGCGGCGACAAAGTTACGCAGGAGGAGAAGGAAGAAAGTGAGGATGTTTTCTGGGAATGTTCCCGAAGGATTTGAGGAGGCGTTCGAGCTGCGCGAGATGTACGGCTCGGAGTGGAGCGTCTACACTAGAAACACCGATCCGACCGGCCGGTATTTGTCGGTGAAGGTATTCGCTAATACTCCCGTTGAGAATAAGGCGAACTATTGGTTGTGGTGGGACAGGTTCGGGCAAAGGCTGCGGTCGCGGAACAAGGACGCGACAATAATGAAATCAAAGCGCCCGGATCTCTATAAGTTCGTGCGCATTAATCTCGAAAACAATTTCTGATGGCGGAGTATATAATGAGCAACGACCCCAACTCCCGCCAGGTCGGCGGGGATCACTACAAGGGCAAGAGCGTGCAGCCGTGGGACTTCATCGCGGCGAACGGGCTCGGCTTCTTTGAAGGAAATGTTGTAAAATATGTAACCAGATGGAAGGACAAGGGCGGCGTGCAGGATTTACACAAGGCGCGCCATTATCTTGATAAATTGATTGAGGTGGCGGGCGATGGTTCCGGTGGTTGACGAGGTAAAAAAAACCAAGCGCAAACCGACAGGCGCAGCGGCTATGGGCGCAGGCCCAGGCAGACCGAAGGGCGTGCCGAATAAGCTGACGCAGACGATCAAGCAGAGCATCGAGATTGCGTTTCACGGCGTCGGCGGGGCGGAGTACCTGATGCAGCAGGCGCGGGAGAACCCGCAGGCGTTTATGACGCTGCTAGGCAAGATCATTCCCGCGCAGGTGCAGGCAGAGCTGACGGGCAAGGACGGCGGCCCGCTGGCGATTCAGAAGATCGAACGCGTGATTAAGCAGTGAGCCACACTTTGCTGCATGGCGACTGTCTCGACGTGCTGCGGACGCTGCCAAGCGCATCCGTGGATGCCGTTGTGACCGACCCGCCGTATGGATTGTCTTTCATGGGCAAGCGGTGGGATTACGACGTGCCGAGCGTCGAGGTCTGGCAGGAGTGCCTGCGGGTGCTGAAGCCCGGCGGGCATCTGCTGGCGTTTGCTGGCACGCGGACGCAGCATCGGATGGCGGTGCGGATCGAGGATGCGGGGTTCGAGATCCGCGACATGATTGCGTGGGTTTACGGGTCGGGGTTTCCGAAGTCGAAAAACCTAGACGGAGAATGGCAAGGCTGGGGCACCGCCCTGAAACCCGCCCTCGAGCCCATCACGGTGGCGCGCAAGCCGCTCGATGGCACGGTGGCGGCGAACGTGCTGGCGCATGGCACGGGTGCGCTGAATGTGGATGGGTGTCGGGTGGAGGGTGCACCGCCGAGTGTGCCGCAGCCTGTTTTCAATAGCCCAACCGGGCGCATTTACGGCAGAAAACTATGAGGCGTCTGCCTATCAGGCCAAAAACGGTGAGATGTTTCGTTACGGAGACACCGGCAGCGCCGCCCGATTCTTCTACTGCGCCAAGACGAGCAAGCGGGACCGGGGCGACGGCAACAACCATCCTACCGTCAAACCCACCGACCTCATGCGCTACCTCTGCCGCCTCGTCACGCCTCCCTGCGGCGTCGTGCTCGACCCGTTCATGGGCTCTGGCAGCACGGGCAAGGCCGCCGTCGCAGAAGGCTTCCGCTTCATCGGCATCGAGCGTGAGGCGGAGTATCTGGAGATCGCGCGTCGGCGCATTGTTGAGCCCGACCCCGAGGCGGCGGCGTGTCAGCAGGGGTTGTTTTGAGAACCCTTCAGATCCAAACCCCGGAATGGGGCCTCCCGTTCCTGCAACCCTCACGCTACAAGGGCGCGCATGGCGGACGAGGCTCGGGAAAGTCGCACTTCTTCGCCGAAATGGTCATTGAGGCGCATCTGATGGACCAGCGGCGGCGCACGGTTTGCGTGCGCGAGGTGCAGAAGAGCCTGGCGCAGTCGGTCAAGCGACTGCTTGAGCTGAAGATCGAGCAGATGGGCGCAGGCGCGTATTTCGAGGTGCAGGAGTCGGTCATCAAGTCGAAGCACGGTGACGGCTTGATTATTTTCCAGGGGATGCAGAACCACACGGCGGACAGCATCAAGTCGCTTGAAGGCTACGATTGCGCGTGGGTTGAGGAGGCGCAGAGCCTAAGCCAGCGCAGTCTCGATCTCCTACGCCCGACGATGCGAAAGGGCGGGTCCGAGCTTTGGTTTACCTGGAATCCGAACCAGGCGAGTGATCCGGTCGATGCGCTGCTCCGCGGCGAAGTTCCTCCGCCCGACTCGATCATCCGAGAGGTGAACTACACGGACAACCCGTGGTTCCCGGATGAGCTGAAGGCCGAGATGGAATACGACCGCTCCCGCGACCCCGAAAAGTACAGCCACGTCTGGATGGGGTCGTATCTGACCAACAGCGAGGCGCGCGTGTTCCGCAACTGGCGCATCGAGGAGTTCGAGGCCCCGCCAGACGCCATACACAGGCTTGGGGCGGACTGGGGATTCGCAGTAGACCCTACGGTGCTGGTGCGCTGCTACATCGCTGGGAGGACGTTGTACGTCGATTACGAGGCATATATGGTCGGCTGCGAGATCA